GCCAGATCATACAGTGATTATTGGTTTTGTAGTTTATGCCCATGCAATACATGGTAAAATTTATGTAAAGGTAGATAATGGCTATGAAATAGAGGAATTGCACGATGTACAGGTTATTGATCGTACAGATACAGACATATTACAATGGTATGAGGATGATTTGGTATGGCGAAACATACTATTTGCAACTGCTTTAGAGAATGCAGGTGGGATAATTGGTTTAGGTGATATTAACTATGTGCCACGATTTGATGGCACAAATAGTATTTCAAATTCGTTAATTTTTGATGATTTAGAAAATGTAATTGTAGGGGGAACAATTGGAGTTATTCCAAATCCTTATAATTCAGCCGATATGTTAACCGTTTTAAATGGTAATATATCGGTGGATCCTGCCTATGCTTATCACATTGGAACATACCAAATATTATATAGGCAAGATGCCACAGGTGAATTTAGAATAGGAACAAATGCAGCAAATGATTTTACTACATTTTTTGCTAATGGATATGAAAGGGTTAGAATAACTACAGCAGGTTATTTAGGTGTTGGATTAACAGCGCCATCAAGCATGATCCATGCAAAAGATTCTACAGCATACGGAAAAATCATAATTGATAATACAGGGGCAACAGGTGGTGGATCATTTAGCGCAAGGCAGAACGGCACAGAAACGGCCATCTTTGGTGTTTCGGGTGCATGGCAAGCAAATACCACATCTGATGCTGCAATCGTAGCTACAAGGGCAGGCCAAGGTATAAAATTTTATACCAATGGATCTACCACTGCAAAAGGGGGGATTGATTCGGTTGGTGATAGTTTTATAGGTCAATTGCCTGCATATTATGCCGGTGCCACAAACTTTATTGTACAGGGTATTTCAGCAGCTGCATTAATTGGGGTTACACATTTTGATGGATCAATTAAAGGTGTATTTAGCACCTTAAATTCTGGAGTTAATATTGGATCAGAAACACCACATCCGGTTATATTTAGGGCCGATGACATAGAAAGCGCCAGAATAGCAAGTGATGGAAAATGGTTATTTGGAACAAATGTAAACGATAATGTTAACACAGTACAAGTAAACGGATCAATTATTGCCACATCATTAAAGAAATCAGGTGGCATAGCAACAGAGTTTTTAAAAGCTGATGGATCGGTGGATAGTAATTTATATTATTTAGCAAGTAATCCAAATAGCTTTATACCATTGACTGCAATTTCATCCACTGCATTTGGTTTAACATATACAAATACTACAGGTGTTATTAGTTTGACAGCAGGATTTGAGATCCCAACAACAACAGACACCACTAATTGGGATATTGCATATTTAAATAGGATTACAAGCGCTACAGGGCCATTAAGCATTACGACAAATGTAATTTCAATTAGTCAGGCATCTGGATCCACAAATGGTTATTTAAGTAGTACAGATTGGAATACATTTAATAATAAATCAAATACAAATGGAACTGTTACAAGTGTAAGTGGCACAGGATCAGTTAGTGGTTTAACATTGACAGGCACCGTAACTACCACAGGATCATTAACATTGGGTGGCACATTATCATTAACAAGTTTAAATGTTACTACAGCATTAGGGTTTACACCGGTAACAAATGCCAGAACATTAACAATTAACGGAACTACCTATGATTTGACAGCTGATCGATCATGGACTGTTAGTGGCACCATTGGTGGATTAACAACAAATAAAATACCAAAGGCCACAAGTGCAACAACATTAGGGGATTCTACTTTAATAAATGATGCAAGTGGCAATTTAGGATTAGGGGTAACACCGAGTTCTTGGACTTTGTTTAGTAATGTAATTGAAATAAATGGCGGAACCTCAATAGCCCCTTTTTCTAACACTACTTATTTTAGTCAAAATGTTGTATATAATAGTGGTTTCAAATATAAAACAACCAATACAGCGGGTAGATACGAATTAGGTCAAGAACATAAATGGTTTACCGCCGTAAGTGGAACCGCCGGAACTGCCATAACATTTACCCAAGCAATGACATTAGGTGCTAATGGTGGATTATCAATTGGAACTACCACAGCAGCATCAGCAAATGGATTATTAGTTTCGGGCGCAGCTACGTTTACAAATACGGTAACAGTTAAAAACGCTTTGATATTAAACCCAGAAATATCTACTAATTATCAAACTAATGGGGCTTTATCGTATTATAGTACTACAAACGCAGTTTATTTAAATGGTGCAGGTGGAAATGGATGGTTAAGATTAAATGCAGCAGGAAGTGAAAATGACAGAAACTCTATAAATATATATAGTTCGGGGCAAGGCGATTTTATAAATTTTAGAACTGCAGATTCTGAACGTATGCGAATCACCGCTGCTGGCAACGTAGGAATTGGAACGAGTTCGCCAAGTGATAAATTAAATGTTGTTGTTGCATCAAATGGTAATATTGTTCGTTTTGATGGCCCAACATCAGGCTTAATAATTCAAACTAATGCATCATCAACGGATATAATTTCCTATGGTGGCACCACACCTGCTTATAGATCCTTAAATTTTTCAGCAAATGCAAGCACAAATATGTCTATTACAACAGCCGGTGGTATAAACATTAATACAACTACAACAGGTTATACATTAAATGCAATTTCATCCACATCAACACAATTTAATGCTGTTTATAAAGGATCTGGATCTTTAGTGCAAATTATGGCCAGATTTATGGGTGATACAAGTTCAAATTTAGGAATTGCTATTGGATATGCATCACCTACATGGGGAGCAACATCTGGAATTTGGGCCACACAAGAAGGCACATTAAAATTAGGTGTTAAATCTGGTATATTTTATAAAACTAAAATTCAAATGACTGATACAAATGTTTTTTTAGATATACCAACATCATCAGCCGGATTAAATAGTGGTGCAATATGGAACGATGGTGGAACTGTTAAAATTGCTACCTAATTTTTGTAATATTATTTTTTCTACCTTTGCAATAAATCAAATCAATAAATACAATGAAAAAAAGTTATGCAGAATTATTCATTTTAGTGCATTTTTTAAACAATAATGCAAAAGATGGAAAAACAAAAGGACAAAAAAAGTTAGTCCTAATTGCTAAAAAAGTACAAGTCCATTTGGATGAATATAATGAAAAGGCAGAGGAACTGCGTTTAGATGCAGCATCAGTAGACAAAGATGGAAACCTAATCCTAAACGAAAAGGGTAGTTATTCATTTTCAAAGGATAGTTTAAAGAAATTAAACCAACAAAGTAAGGATCTAAATTTATCAAGTTTTGATTATGATCCTATTGTGGTTAATAATCCAGATGGATTAGATATTTATCCATTTTTAAATGGATGGGTTACAGGGGTGAAATTTAAGGATATAGAAACAATAGATGATGTCGAATTATAGAGAAATCAAAACCACAGATTTATCCTATGAATGGGTAATCAGTCAAATGCAATGCTATCCATCTTATGAAGGAGAAACAGATTTTGTAGTGAATGTCCATTGGCGCAGAAATGCTACATTTGAAGGATTTGTGGCTGATGTTTACGGATGCCAGACATATTCACAAATGGAAGGCAGTACCTACATACCTTATGCAGATCTAACATACGACATTGTTTGTGGATGGTTAGAAGAATCATTAGATGTGCCGGCATTAGACATCAATTTAGCCAAGCAAATAGAGGATTTGGTAAATCCACCAATCATTACATTGCCATTGCCATGGGAACCGGTACCACCGGTGCCACCAATAGAAGAAAATGCCACTATATAATGGATCTAATGTTGTAATTTATAATAACGATATTGCGTTGGGCCATAGCACCAATGCAGTATTATCAATGAATTTAGATTTACCAAGCACCACAAATAAAAATAGTGGTGGATGGGCCGAATGTATAGCAGGTAAAAGATCTGTTACAATGAAGGTGGAAGGTTTAGTGGATTACAGCGATCAAATGAATTATGATCAATTTGTCAATTTGCTAATCACTAAAAAATACACTAAATGGGTATTCCAAACAGCCGGAATGTTTTATTTTGGTGGAGGCTATGTAACAGCTGTAGAAGAAATCGCAGAAACGGAAACAGTGGTCAGATATTCACTTGATATTGTAATCGATGGTCGTGTTTATTATGAGCCGAGATTGCCATGGAATTTAGTTTTTACGAATTGGGAAAATATAAATATCAATTGGGAAAATGTGTAAGATATTTTTCTATTTTTACACAAAAAAAGAGCAATAAAATTTAAACAAATATGGCAACAGCAGGAGTATTTAACGGCACCAATCTATTATTAAAGGTTGAAGGCACAGTGGTAGGACACACCACATCATGTACATTATCAGTTAATTTGGATGTGGCTGATGCTACGACAAAAGATTCAGCCGGTTGGTCGGAAGGAATTGCAGGTTTAAAATCAGGTGAGATTTCATTTGATGGTTTGGTAGATTATTCAGATGCTAATAATGCAGAGCAATTATTGGATTTGTTAATCGCAAGAACTCAATTAACTGCAATTTTTGGAACAGCTACAGCAGGTGATTCAATTTATACCTGTGATGGATTTATTTCATCATTAGAGCAAACAGGTGAGATGGAAGCTGCTGTAACTTTTAGTGGTACAATCACCGTTACAGGTGCGATTGTTAAATCAGTATTGTAATAATTTGCAATAAATATATTAGCCCAACATCAGCAATGGTGTTGGGTATTTGAATTTAATCTAATCATAAAAACAAATGGAAGTCAACAAAAAAAGGGGTTACTGCCAATTAGATTTGGGAGGCAAAACCCGTACATTACATTTTTCAATGAATTTCTGGGCAGCATTTGAGGAAGCATCAGGATTTAAAATATCCGAAGTAGATAAGATCTTTGGATCCGGTTTATCCATGGCCACAATGCGTGATATGGTTTATGCCGGTATTATAGCATTTGATCAGGAAAACAATAATGAAATAGATTATAATAAATTTTCTGTAGGTGCATGGATGGATGATATAGATCAAGAAGCATTAGGCACAATTATAAATACATTAATGGAATCAAGGGTATTAGGCAATGATCTAAATGCCGGAGTGCGTAGGAATGTGTCTAAATCCACAAAAAACCCAAAGCAGATAAACCCCTAACATGGGATGCCATGCTTGATTATTACATTGGTCAAGCAGGTATTTTACCAGATCATTTTTGGCGCAATACATGGAAGGAAAATGCGTTGTTAGGGGAAAGTTGGTCAATTAAAATGAACCTTTTTTGGGAAATGAGTAGATTTGAAAGCACTATGATTGTAAATTCTACAGCTAAAAAGCGATCACAATTAATTACACCGGATAAACTATTTCCTTTGCCACAGGATGTGTATTTAAATAAGGGTGTACCGAAATCATCACCAGAAGAATTACAAGCATTTATGGAACAAATCAAGAAAAGCCAA